AGTGACCGTATAGGGGTGGGTATAAAAGATGGAGATTCATATAAGTTGCATTAATCTGGCGATTTTACTTTTAAGGTCGTGCGTTAATCCAGCTTCACGTAAATATTGATGTTGCAAATCCCAAGCATAACGAATTGGGGAGTGAACATATGAAATATGAACTTGGTTAGGACCCGTAAGAACGCCTTTAGCTACACAATGAGAACTCGAAATTACTACATCATAGGCGGATACATCCATTTGTTCTATCGCAATAGGCATAAATGGTAAATAATTTCTATATTTTTTTCTTGCTCTGGGCATATTTTGAATAAAAGTCGTAGTAACCTTTTTTCCTTGGATAAAATTGCGCTGATTTTCTGGTAAAAAATCTACAACTGCAAACAAATCTGCCTCTGGGAAGATATTCAAAATCTGCTCAAGCACTTTTTCTGCCCCAGCATATGTTACTAGCCAATCGCATACAACAGCTATTTTCATTTAACTTTTTCTCCCATATTTATCTTCAAATCGTACAATATCATCTTCTCCTAGGTATTTACCTATTTGAACTTCGATAATATAAAGTGGTATTTTTCCGGGATTCCCCAATCGATGTCGAGTTCCGATAGGAATAAATGTACTTTCATTTTCCCTGAAAATAATTGTTTTATCATCTAATGTTAACTGTCCTGTTCCACTAATAACAGTCCAATGTTCACTACGATGATAATGCATTTGCAAGCTTAAGCTTTGGCCTGGGTTTACACAGATTTTTTTTACTTTATAGCCTTCGCCTTCCGATAAAATGGTGTAACTCCCCCACGGCCGATACATAGTCACGTTTTCAGCAACTTCTATTCTTTTTTTCTTTTTTAATTCGTTTACTATATCTTTTACCCTTTGAGATTTACCTTTTTGCGCAACAAGCAATACATCAGGCGTATCTACAATAGTAAGATTTTGCAAATCAATCCCAGTTATTAATCTATTGCTGCCTAAAATCATTGTATTTTTGCAATCATGAGTAATAATATCTCCTTTAATGACATTTCCCTCTTCATCTTGAAGCATATCTGAAATTGCATCAAAGCTACCAATATCATTCCAATAAATATCTCTCATAGGCACCACAACAATATGGTCAGATTTTTCAGCAACAGCGTAATCTATGGATATATCTGGCAACGAAGAAAATTTTTTTATCATATTGTCATATCCACATTCTACAACTTTCATTATATCTGGGGCATGTTGATTCAATTCATTTTCGATAGTGCCAATTGAAAACATAAACATACCACTATTCCAATAATAATTCCCTTTTTTTACATAAGATTCTGCTGTTTCCAGATTCGGTTTTTCGGTAAATTTAATGACTTTATAGGCATTTTCTACAGAATCTGTACTTGCTTCTATATATCCATACCCCGTTTCCGGACGGGTAGGCGTAATGCCCAAGGTCACTATATTTCCATTTACAGCTGCGGATTCAGCAGATACAATCAGTTGAATAAATTCTTTTACTGGACGGATAATATGATCTGAAGGGCCTACAAAAATAAGTTCATCATCATTACAAGATAATTTATTTTTACAATAAGTTACAGCCAAGGAAATAGCCGGTGCCGTATTTCTACCAACTGGTTCGGTAATAACATGAATATCTTCTACTTGTAGTTCTTGTAATTCTGCTTTAACGTGATATATATACTTGTCATTTGTCACTATAACAATATCTTCTGGCTGCACCAGATGTAAATATCTATCGATTGTTTGTGCTAATAAAGACTTATCGCCGTTTATTTTTAAGAACTGCTTAGGGTAACAAGTTCGTGACAAAGGGAATAAACGGCTGCCTCCGCCACCTGCTAATATAACTACTTTCATAATGATTGCTCCTATACTCTTATAATGAAAAACACGTTTCAAATTTTTCTTTATATTGCTTCATACGCTTTTGTGCCTTTGCTTCGTTTTCAGATTTGATAGACCAATATACTTTAATTTTAGGTTCTGTACCAGATGGTCGTACAGCTATCCATGAATCGTCTTGTAAAATATATTTTAGCATATTTGCTTTTGGCAAATCATCAATAGCTTCATTAAAATCAAGGATTTCTTTAATCCCATCAAATATCAGGTCATGTTTTTTTCGCAATGCATGCATAATTTCGCTAATTTTTTCATGGCCTTCTTTACCTTTCAATGTATACGAAGATAATGAATCGTAGTAATATCCATATTTTTTATACAATGATGTCAAAATATCTATCAATGTCATTCCTTGGTTTTTATAATAAGATGCCATTTCACAAATCAATAATGCAGCTACGACAGCATCTTTATCTTGAGCATGTATACCAACAAGGTACCCATAACTTTCTTCATAGCCCATGACAAAATTATGTTTTACATCATCAGCAAATCTCGTAATTTTATCGCCAATATATTTAAAGCCTGTAAGTGTTTCAATAACTTGAACACCTTGATCTTCAGCTATCACTGCACCTAAGTCCCCAGTGACAACAGTCTTTACAATAGTAGATGCAGGTGTCAGCAAATCTTTTCTCATACACAGAATAAACTTAACAAGTAATGCACCAATCTGATTTCCAGTCAGCAACTTATATGAATCTCCATCTTTTATACCCACCCCTATACGGTCACTATCTGGATCTGTGCCAATAATAATATCAGCGTTAATAGATTCAGCTAATTCAATTCCCAGTTGAAGAGCACTGTGTTCTTCTGGATTGGGAGATTTTACTGTACTAAAATTGCCATCTGGCAGCTCTTGTTCTTTGACAACATGAACGTCAGTAAAACCAGCTTTAGCTAATATTTTTCGGACTGGCTTATTACCTGCACCGTGAAGCGGAGTATATACAATTCGTAATGGAGTAACGTTACCTTGCAAGATAGATTGCGTATATACTGCGTCAACAAATTGATTTACAACTTCATCACCAATATATGTTAATTTAGAAGAATCTCCCTCTGCCGGGATTGATGCAATATCTATAATAGAATTTATATACTGAATCAAAACATTAGCGATGGAGGGCACAATTTGTGTGCCATGTTCGTCATACACTTTGTACCCATTATATTCTTTAGGATTATGACTAGCCGTAATGACAATTCCAGCTACTGCATGTAAATATTTTACTGAAAACGATAATACCGGAGTAGGTTCTAATTCTTTAAAAATTTTTACCGGAATTCCTGCAGACGTAAGGACATTAGCAGCTTCTAGTGCAAAACTATCTGAATTATTACGAGAATCATGCGCAATGACAACACCACGTCGAATATCATTTTCTCTATTTGCAAGCAAATAATCTGCAAGCCCCTTTGTCGCTTTTCGAATAATATATTTATTCATACGATTGGAACCAGCACCCATGATACCACGTAAGCCACCTGTTCCAAACTCTAAATCACGATAAAATCGATCTTCTATTTCCTTTTCATCCGAAATCGATAATAATTCACTTTTAGTTTCATCATCTACCCAAGATAACCAATTTGTATATTTGTCTTTATAATTCAAAAATCATTTCCCCTTTCTAGACCTATAGAAATTAATCATGCATTTTTATTTTTTTCTTGGTGTTAATATCTTTAACAATATTTTTAATTTCATCAATCCAAAAATTACTTGTACCTTGACGTTCTTTATTAACCAAAATAACGTGAATACTACTGTTGGAAGTTAATTTCTTAACAAGATTTCTAGCCACTTGAATTTCATCTTGATTATTATTTTGGGTTACAACAATTAACAGCCTATCGTTATTAATTAACTCTCGAATAATGCCTTTAAAGACAATGTGAAAGCCTTCAATGTATTTGTCATATTTAGGGAACTCAGCGGGTATGCCTCTTTTAGGGCGTTGAATGATTGTGGCAATTCGCCCAGGATGTTTTTGCGTAGGAACACGTATTGTACGCAACTAGAAGGATAAAAATAGCTGGTCCAATAACATAAAAACTGAACCAGGAAATATATAAAGTCGAATCGGTTATTAATACATTACGTAATGAATGCGTATTCAGCCAACAAAACTGCCATATCATCAATAACCATTATACCAAAGGCAATACGACGGTACTGTATTTATTTGATGGAAATTGATATTTTGCAACTTCATTCAAGCCTTAAGTACGCTTTATTCTATCACAAATCCCCGTCTTTGTCAGTATTATCAACGGTATGCCCGCAGAGAAAGAGTTTGCCAATCAACGACGGATGTGTGACGAGCGCCCTGCGGGCAAGGTGGTCAGTGTTCAGTGAAAAAGTTCTGAGTTTACAGTTTTCATTTTCGAGCTGCCGGGCTAGCAAGTTGTCAAGCTGCGACGTACGGCCCTCGGTCTCTGCTTTGCTGGCGTCTAGCGGCTGACTGCTTCCACCTGCGTTTCTCCGATGATCTTGATTCCTTCTTTTTCCAGGAGTTCAGCGGTGACGCCATTTCCCCGGGTGAGGGTCCGGGTGAATGTGCCGTCGTATATTTTTCCGTGGCCGCAGGAGGGGCTTTTTTCTTTGAGGATGGCGCGTTTACAGCCGTAGAGTTTGGCCAGGCGCAGGGCTTGCCGGGCGCCCTGGTGGTATTGTTGGGTTACATTTTTTCCGTTGCAGGTGACGACCTGCTGGCCCTGGCGTTCTGCCGGGTCGCGGGGTGTGGCCAGACCGCCGGCTTGTTCAGGGCATATGGGGATGAGCAGGATGTCCTGGCGGTTCATGAGTTGTTGTATGGGTTCATAGGTTTTGCTTTGGCCGTCGTAGCGGCAGTTTTGGCCTAAGAGGCAGGCACTGATGAGTATTTTTTCCATTTTGTCTCCTTTGTCTTGATGGGTTGATTTTTATTTTATATATCAGAATTTGATTTTATATTACAGAATTATAATTTTCGGTTAATCATAAATTATTTTAGCGATTAACGCTTATATTTACGGCATATATCCGGGTTTTCCGATGAGGGAATTCTTCGTTTTTGTCGTAAAAGTTTTATTAAAATTCGATTAATTTTCGCATAGTGAAATTGCAAAAGCAAATTTCAAATACTATAATGTACTGGTAATTACGTTAGGGATTGCCATGGTGCAGTCCTGAAGGGAGTCTTGTGTACGATGAGAGAACGAAAAATAAAGAATACTGCTGATTTATTAGTCGAATGTCTGGAAGAAGAAGGCGTGCATTATATTTTCGGGATTCCTGGTGAAGAAAACCTGGCTATCATGGAAGCTTTGAAAAATTCAAAAATAGAATTCATTACGGTCCGTCATGAACAGGGAGCAGCGTTCATGGCTGATGTTTTCGGCCGTCTGACCGGCAAGTCCTGGGATTCGAACAGCTTCACGGCTTTTTCCGTGTAGTGCTGGCCTTCGTAATAGCCTACGGTTCTGCCGCCAGGCGTTTTCTTGACATGTCCGTTGTTCAACAGGTGATGGACCGGGTGCTTGTTCGTCAGCTCATAAGTCAGTTCCGAACCGTTATAGCCTTTTACCTTGTGCTTCCATCCCTTCTTCAACTTGCCCGTACTGCCTTCCGGGGTCTGGTTTACACATTCCTTCTTGAGCTTGTTGCCAATCGTGACCAGACCCTTTTCAGCGGTCCCAGGAAATTCCTCGATGGCGGAGAGCAGTTTGCCGGACAATTCATCTATTCCCCTGACATCCAGGTCACCCCTGCTCATTGTCCTGCCCCCTGATTTCTTCCGTACAGTACAATTCCAGAGATTCATGGCGCATGTACGGATCTACAATCGTATCGATGTCATACAGATGATTCTGATACTTCACCTTCATGTCATGAGTGATACCCGGGCGCCAGCGGATAGTGATCTTGCTGTACTCCGTATCCACCTTGCGCTCCATCTTGTAGAACACTTTGCCCCTGGCGGGCTCAATGGATGCCCAGCATCGATACACCACGACATCAGTCTGGGTGTCGAAACCGTATTCATCCGTTACCGTCTGCTTCCCCAGAATCTCAATTCGTTTGTTCAAAAGCCCGGTTTTCATAGGCATCCCCTTTCAAAAGCGGCTGCGCCGCACACCGAACAACAGCCACCGCAGCATTTTCAGCAGTCCGGAATAATCCGCTTCTTCCCGGTGCTCATACAAAAAGGCGGCGGCATACAGGATGGCTTCGTGGAATACGACCGGATTTTCTTCAGCATCCGCTTCCTCGCAGCGGGCCAGGTCCAGGCACAAGGCCTGGGCCGTTTCCAGGGATGACAGGATGACATCGTCATTCGATGTGTCATCCTCATCAATCCGCAGATATTCCCGGGCTTCTTCCAGGCTGACCAGCATGGCTTAGACCTTCGCTTTCACTTCGAGTGCCTTGACCGCTTCCTGAAGCATCAGCATACCATCGACGCGCTGGCTGGCGAGGAAACCAATCTGGCCGTTGGCTGCATACAGTTCGTTGAGGCGCTTGAAGGAGCGGGATTCCCTGTCGGCAATCCAGTAATAGCTGAAGTCGCCAAAGAGAACCGGACGATTGCCAGCCGCCAGTTCCGGTGCAAAAGAGGTACTGTAGCAGGGACGGTTCAGGATGGTATCCGGAGTTCCCGCCGTGACAGACGGCTGCCAGATGTAGTTTCCGTTGTTGTCCTTGACTTTACGCAATGCTTTGATGGTAGAATCGTTCAGGAGCCATACAGCCTTGCGGCGGTATGGGATGCGCAAAGAATGGTACAGATCTATGACATCATCAAAGGTAATAGAAGTCCCATTTGCCGTCACACCAAGTTCAGCCGACGGGAACACGCCGGTCGGCTTGTTCTTCCCATCGCCTGTGAGGAAGGCTTCTTCTTCCTTGGTACCGATACGGCGGGCAAATTCGCCGGCGATATAGCTTTCCAGGTCAAAGACGCTGTCGTTCAGGAGTTCTTCCGACACACGGATAGCCGTCCCCAGTTTGTATGCCCCTATGGACTGCTGGCCGAAGGTATCCTGGCTGTCCGGATACAGGCCGTTTTCTTCCATCCATGCGGCTTCCCCATGGCCTGTCACGACGGGAATCTTGCGGTCGCCGCTGGTATGAATGACCGTTGCCAGGCTGCGGAAGAAATTTTCTTCCTGGAGTTTGTCAATGAGCTGATGCTCGAATTCATCCGGCACCAGATAGCCGCCATCGGCATCCGTGCCAACACTCAGGGCATTCTGCACATCGATAAAGTTCTTATGACGGATGCTGTCCCAGAAGGCTTTCTTGTAAGCATTGGATGCGCGGCCTTTCTTTTCATTTTCCGTCTGAGGAGAACCCGGCTGTTCGGTAATGGGAACGCTCGTAGGCTTTGCCATTTCGGCATCCATACGCTGCTGACGTTCCAGACGGTCGATTTCTTTTCCCAAGTTCACTACATCCGCTTCCATCTTGTCATAACGGGCGGCATCTTCCGCAGAAATCATGCCGTTCTCATCACGTGCCGTATCCAGGAAGGCTTTCGCCGCATCCCAGAGGTTCTTGCGCTTTTCGCGCAGTGCTAAAATTGTATCCATAGTGTTTGTCCTCCTGTCAATGAATGAGCAGCGCCAGCCGTTTTTCCAAATCAGCGGCTGGCACTTTCTGTAAAGCTTTCTTCGGTTTTACTTTCTGTACAAAGGAATTCGTCACCGTAACCGGGCTGTACAGCATGGCTTCCGGCTGCTCCTCTCCTTCTTTCTGATCAAAAAGGATTTCATCCGCAAAGCCCAGCTCCACAGCTTTCCGTGCGTTGAGCCATGTCTCATCATCCATCATGTGCGAAATCTTCGTGCGGGCCAGGCCGCTCTTGATTTCATAGGCATTGATGATGCTCTCTTTGACCTCGCTCAGCATGCCGATGGTCTTTTCCATCTCGGCTTTGTCCCCGTAAGCCAGGGTCGCCGGATTGTGAATCATCAGGATAGCCACCGGCGACATACAGACTTTGGTACCGGCCATGGCAATGACCGAAGCTGCCGAAGCAGCCAGGCCATCAATCTTGACGGTGACGTTCCCCGGATACTCCATGAGCATGTTATAAATCTGAGCCGCGGCAAAGCAGTCGCCGCCCGGACTGTTGATCCAGAGGGTGATATCACCGCTGCTCGCGTTCAATTCGTCTTTGAACGCCTTCGGTGTCACTTCATCGCCCCACCAGGTTTCGTCTGAAATCTGGCCATCAAGATACAGCGTCCGTCCGCTGCCGAAGGCATCGGGTGCTTCATTAGTCACCCATCTCCAAAATTTATGTTTCATGTTCCACCTCCGCCCAAGCAAAAGAAAAGCACCTGACAGTTTTCACTGCTAGGTGCCAATATATTGAATAGAAATTTTTAATTATTGAACATGGACAAGGTTATGCTGTTTGGATAATTGTCAAACCACATATATTCTCCATGCCCCACACTGTACGCCCCGTATTGTCCAGCTTTTGGAACCCGATTAAATCCATACGCCGATTGGAATTCGTACGGTGCATTAGCACAGTCAAAGCCAGTCCTGTCAAAATGACGATTACCATTCTGATATATTTTAATAATCCAAACGCGCTGATGCCTCATGGTCAGTTCCAATCCCAGCTTCAGATATTGCCATGTGTCTAAATTTTTCCAAGGTTTCAGGTTCTGAATCTTATCTGGCTTACCATACTTAGCCAGCACTTCTTTTTCCGGCGTATCAAGGCCGATGCCGCCAACAGACTCATAATACTGTTCTTTTTTTGTTCTCATAAGTAGAGTACCTTGGCGCTCATCCATATTATCCCCATTTAGGATAACATGCGCATGATAACTGTCTTTTTGCAAATTTTCACCAATAATTGGCAAATCCCGATAGCCATCTGCTTCAATGATACGAATAATGCAACTGAAATTTGATCCACCACCAGCCGGGTGATATGCTCCTACAATGGCACAACCATTGACAGTATTACCTTGAAAATCCAAGACGACATTACCATCTGCATCATACCATTCTCCTTGAAGCTTAGACAAAATACGTGGTGTCGCATCATAGTATGCCATTACCACTGAGCTGAAACACCACATCATCAATGAAGCCACCAGCAAAACAAGCCCTTTCTTGCACCGTTTCATAACATCGCCTCCATAAAAGCATCATTTGATACTTCTATTATACAATGGCGCCTAGGAAACTCAATCTGATGACAAACCTTTATCGCCCTTAGCGAAGGCCCCTGCATCCTTAAGTTTGGTCATGCTGCCATTCACCAGGTACAGATTGCCGCCTTCCTCATCGGGTACGGGATTCATGTCTTCCATCTCCCGGATATCGTTGGCGGACAGCCAGCCGTTCTGCCGGCCGATGCTGTACCCGGTCATGCGGCTTTCATAGTCGCCGCGCATGAGACCGTTCACGTTGAACTTGAGGAAATACTGCTTCTTTTCTTCCGGCAGAAACAGGGCTTTCTGCATGGCCTGCTCCCAGCGGATGACCCAGGGGTCTAAGGTGTATTTCACAAATTCCATGGACTGCTGCTCGATATTATTGAAAGAGCTTTTCTCCAAGTCGCCGATCATATGTGGCGGGATACGGTACAGCCTGGCAATCTCATCAAGCTGGAATTTTCGTGTTTCCAGGAACTGCGCTTCTTCCGGCGGGATGCCAATCTGCTGGTACTTCATGTAGAGTAGGCAAGTGCCGCCGTGCATTGTTTCCAATGTCGGTTTGCA